AACTATGTTATAGTGACGACTCTGGGTTGTGTGCAGAACACGCAGCCGACTAGAATGGACGCTCACTTTGGAGGACGCATGAAAAAACTGGAACTCTCGTTGATCCGCCTGGACGGGGACACGCAGGCAAGAGCAGAACTAAATCAATCAACAGTCGACCTTTACGCCGAACAGATTCAGGAAGGCGACAAGTTTCCACCCATCACAGTTTTCTTTGACGGCAGCGACCATTGGCTTGCCGACGGATTCCACCGATTCTTCGCCCATCAGAAGGCGTCCATCGAAACCATCGAGGCAGATGTCATCAACGGCACTCTGCGGGACGCCAAACTCCACGCATACAAGGCCAACGGCAAACGCGGATTGCAGCTATCTGCGGCTGACATTCGTCGGATCATCAAGCTCATGCTCCAGGACGAGGAGTGGTCTGGCTGGTCCAACAAGGCCATCGCCGCCCACGTTGGATGCTCTGACTCCACCGTCTCCCGTGTAAGGGCTGAGACTGGAGCCGTCTCTGCCGTGAAGTATGTGGACAAGCACGGCAACGAGAAGGTCATGGACGTCTCTCGCATCAAGGACGCCAAGGCGCTCAAGATTTCCAGATTGGAGCCTGAGCCGGTCGATGAGCCGTTTGTTGAGCCGGTCGAAGAGGAAGATGAGCGCGACTCCAAGATTCAGGAGTTGGTGGACACCATCGTCCAGCTGGAAGAGGAGAACGCCAAACTACGCGATGTGATCGCCACTCAGCAATGGGACGCCTCAGAGTTTGAGAAGATGGACATTGAGCAGACTGTTGCCGATCTTCGCAACGAACTGAAACTCAAGACGATTGCCTTGGATGCCGTTACTCAGAGCCGAGATATGTTCCAGAACCGGTACGCTGAAGCGGTCAAGGAAATCAAGTCCCTCCAGAACAAACTCAAGAAGGCGGCGTGATGGATTACTCATCGACCCAAATTGATTGCCAACATCTTCTAAAGCGCATTCATGAGGCCATTCTAAAGAACGACATGGGAGAGGCGGCTTCTTTGGCGCTTCTCCTGGCGGGGACTGCGGTCCACCTGCACAAGCAGTTGTCCGACAAGTAAGTCGGAGCCCACGCCGAGAGGGAGTCTCGGCAGTTAAAGGAGAGTTCAATGGAACTAAATCTCCGTGAGCATCAGCTAGCCGTGGTTGATGCTTTACGCAACGGTTTTAAAAACGGACACCGAGCGCAGTTACTCTACGCCCCCACCGGTTTTGGTAAGACTGAAGTTGCGATCTACCTGATGCAAGCCGCCCTGCAAAAGGGGACTCGCGTGGCAATGCTCCTGGACCGCATTGTCCTTGTAGAGCAGACCAGTATGCGTCTATCTAAGTACCACCTAGACCATGGGGTATATCAAGCAGGCCATTGGAAGTATGCGCCTGACAAACTCTTGCAAGTCTGCTCCGCTCAGACCCTTGAGCGACGTGAGGATTTCCCCCGCATTGAAATGCTCATCGTTGATGAGTGCCATATAACCCGCAAGCAGACCACCGAATACATCAAGAACAATCCCCATGTGAAGGTCATTGGCCTGACTGCTACGCCATTCACCAATGGACTGGGTAAGATTTATTCAAACGTGGTGACTGGTGCGCCCACAGAGTTTCTCGTGCATAACAAATGGCTCGCCCCTCTTCGGGTTTTCATTGCTAAAGAGATCGACATGACTGGGGCCAAGAAGGTAGCAGGCGAGTGGTCGCAGGACGTTGTGACTGAGCGTGGCATGAAGTTGACCGGCGACATCGTTGAGAACTGGATCACCAAGACTCATGAAATCTTCGGCGGTCCCAGAAAAACCATCGTGTTCTGTGCCGGTGTCGCGCATGGCGCAGACCTTGTGCAGCAGTTTGCTGATCGCGGATATAACTTCGTGTCAATCAGTTATAAGGACGACGATGAATTCAAGCGGCAGGCTATTGAGGACTTCGCCAAGCCAGATACAGAGATTCATGGGCTGATCGCTACTGATATTCTGACCAGGGGATTTGATGTTCCCGACGTCATGATTGGCGTCTCTGCTCGACCCTTTTCCAAGTCTCTCTCTTCCCATATTCAACAGATGGGCAGGGTCATGCGCCCTCACGAAACCAAAGAGTACGGGGTCTGGTTCGATCACTCAGGAAACTATCTTCGGTTCCGCGAGGACTGGGACGAGGTGTTCTCTCAGGGTGTTAACGAACTGGATAAGAAAACAGAGAAGGCCAAGAAGGAGCCCACCGAAAAGGAGAAGAAGGACTCCAAGTGTCCGGTCTGTTCCCATATCTGGCCTCGGGGCTCATACATTTGTCCTCAATGCGGTCATATCAGCGAGCGTCAAAACTCGATAACGACTGTCTCTGGGGTCATGGAGGAATTGAAGGGACAGAAGGGCGTTGGCGTTGATCGCCAGAAGTTTTACTCTGAACTCTTGTTCATCGCCCAGGCTCGGTCATATAAGTCAACATGGGCAGCGCATAAATACAGGGATAGGTTTGGAGTGTGGCCTCGGAACTTAATTGAAACCACCTCTATGCCAAGCCCCGAGACTGCAAGGTGGGTCAAGTCTCGGCAGATTGCATGGGCCAAAACACAAAAGAGGTCTTGATGGATTTCATTGATTTCGCCAGAGCGCATGGGCTCATCGTTCACAATGTCTACTCAAACAGATGGGTCGCGGTTCCGACCGACGATCACCCCAAGAAAAGGAATGGAAGGTACAAGTGGTTAGGAAATATTGGATGGGTTCAGAACTGGGCGACGATGGAGAGCCCCGCAGTTTGGAAGGATGAGTCAGCGTCTCCCTCTGTTATCCGTCAGATCATTCGGCAGTCTAATAAAAACAGGGATGACGAGGCCCAGGCTGCGGCAAAGAAGGCGGCATGGATTCTTCACCAGTCTTTTATGGCAGAGCATCCGTACCTGGAGAGGAAGGGATTCCCGAAGGAGTGCGGGAATGTCTGGGACGATGGGACTAACAGGCTGCTAGTTATACCTATGCGAGTCGGCAGCAGGCTTGTCGGCGCTCAACTCATCGACGAGGAGGGGAACAAGAAGTTCCTCAAAGGACAGATTGCGAAGGGCGCAACCTTCACAATGGACGCAAAAGGGGTCCCCGTTTTCGTCGAAGGGTATGCCACCGCTCTCTCTGTCCGTCATGTTATGAGGGCCATGAAGATTCGGTACACGATCCATGTGTGCTTCAGCGCAAACAATATGCAAAACATAGGTCGGAGCATCCCCGAAGGATTCGTCATTGCTGATAACGACCCATCGGGGACTGGTGAAAATGCCGCAAAAGCCATAGGCAAGCCGTATTGGATGAGCCCCACAATTGGGCAGGACTTCAACGACTTTCATCAGGAAAAAGGGGATTTCCAATCTAGTCAATCCCTAAAGAATCTCTTGATGAAACTGCGACGCGCCTCATAAACTTTGCTTCAATCTGTCGGGCTCTCTCTCGCGTTATACCCCACCTCCTCCCTATGTCCGCTAGGGAGGAGCCCTCACTTCTCTCGACAAGCATTTGCCAATATCTCTCTCTTGTCTCTGGCGTGCTTAGTTTATACATCTCATTGAACTCCTCCCGAGTGGGGAACGGGACCAGAAACCACGGCGTGGTTTCCGATTCCGTCTGGACTGGGACCTTACCCTTTCCATCCCTCAAATTCATTTCAGTTCCTCAGGAATCTCGACATCGTCACCCAATTTGCTAGCGACATAGCACCGCATCGCGGCAACGAGGGGTGTTGGGCCTTCGCTTTCCGCTAGATACATAGTGGCAGTCCAAAACTCCCGCCCATCACATAAAACCGACCCAAGGTTTATCTTCTCCCGCTCAATAATCGGCCCACCATGTGCCCAGTCGGTTGACCATTCGGGGTACATGCCGCCGTAGTTGACGCGCTTAGTCCCGTCAATGTCTGTGTCTACGCTAGGGTTGTAAGCCCCTTCGCACTTCGCCACAAGGTAGTTCAGCACCTTGTCTTTCGCTTCACTCGTTTTCATGGTGTCTCTCCTAAAAATAACATCGCAAAAATGATTAGATAAAACAGAGCAATCCCGCCAAGGGCGGAGATGACGCGCCACGCCACCTCCCCCCAGGTTGAGTCATGCTCAAGCCCCAAGAATTCAAGCAGTTTTAGCGAAGGCCTCATGCTCGCGCTCCTCTGCCACCAGTTGATCCGCTATGGCGTTCTCTCTGTCTAACTCCATCACTTCTTCTTCGATAAGGTCGAAGGTCTCAATTAACTCCAGAGGGATAGTCTGCACCACCTCCTCCCAGGTTTCTGGAATGTCATAAGAGCAGTTCACTTCATTGTTGAACGTCCCCACAAATCCCATCCCTGGCTCATAGTAATAAGCCTGAACATCAAACCCCAGGGCCGTGAGTTTTTCATACGCTGCAATGGGGGGCGACCATGCACTATCAAACTCAACCATCAATTGATTCTCTCCCCCCGTTACCATTCCGTCGGGGCCTCCGATGTCCCACTTCGTGCCCCATTCTGAAACGCAGAAGTCATACCAGTCTCCATAGCCGAAATGCTTCCGGTTAAGGGCCCGCGTGAACTCGTGAAGTTCTTTCTTGTATCCCTCTGGCACCGTGCCCGCTACTGTATCGAGCAAAGCCTGGGGGACCGGAATAAACTCGTTGAGCGCGCGCCCATCCTTGAAGGCGACGCGGAATCTCTCGATCATCTTAGGGTCATCGTGATAAAGGTCTACCACATTGCTGCACCAGTTCGGCATTTTTACTCTCCTAGAATTGAATGGATAAAACAACGGACAACAACACCACCAAAAGGACCACCTGCAAGCGATCCCAGTTTTTTTGAATCCAGTTTCTACGCATCTCTCTGCTCCCTGTTTTTCACATATCTCTTTGCTGCCTCTTGGGGCTCCATGCCCTGGTTGTAAAAGAAGGTCGCCGAATCCCACTCAATCCGGCCCGAATACTTGGGCTCCAGGGTCACCACCGCATCAGAAAAGCGGGCCTTCCAGTTTGCTTCCCGTTGGGCGCGGGTTTCGCCATAGTGTCGTCGCATATCTCTCACCTCTCTTAAAATGGTGCGCGTCCGTGCAGCCAATCCAGCGCGGCTTGCTCGGTGGGCCACGGTTGGCGTCCGATACCTACGGTGCCGGTCTTAAGGTGGCGCACGGTCCACCCTACGGGCTCCATGGTCCAGCGGTCGCGCTCGGCGTCCGAGGTCCAGGGTGCGGCCCCATAGGGCGAGGCCGTTAGTCCGTCATCCCTGCGCCATCGGCGCGAGGGAATCACTTCGAAGGTTTTAGAGTGGTCAAGTCCAGGCATGGGGTCTCTCCTCAGTTGATGTTAATAAACTCGTCAGGAGTGAGGATTGCCCCCACCGCCCGCGCTACTGCTTCGGCTGCTGCGTCCATGGACGAGGACCCGCAGCCGGAAATCGAGCATTCCTTCTCCTGGTCCTCTTCGTCTCTTCCGGCATAGGGGGACCCGAACAGCCGGACTCCAGCCGCTTTTAGGGCGCTGTCAAGTGCGGCGCTCTGCTTGTGGTAGCCGTAGCCCCCAGCGCTCCCTGTGCCGCTTGCATAGACCTCTTGCCCGTCCTTGTAGCCGTGGACCCACACGGTGCAATAAACGACTGACGCCTTGCGGCTGCGGCCCATATAAAAGCGAGCATCAAAGGGAACCCGCAGGCCGTCTTTGCCCTCAATCTTGGCAACAATTTTTAGTTGCCCCACCGTCTCCTTCTCTTTTGCGTAATTGGTGCCGTGGTAACCGCACTGCGTAATTGTGGCTCTCATGGTGTCAATCTCCTATGGGTTAGCGTGAGAGCCCCGAAGGGCTTTCGGCCTGTCGGGCCTCGTCAGTCACGCGCTTGAATATCGTTCCAAACCTCCCGCAACAGAGCGATAGCCGTGCTGGTCCCGTGCCGGTCTCGTAGTTGCTCGAAGTAGGGCCGACCGATAACGCCCATTTGTTCGGTGGCCTGGGCGAGGGGAAGGCGCTTTAAGGGCGATACGGTATCGCGGAAACTCATCAGGATTTCGGCGTCGGTGGTGTTCATGTGTTCTCCTATGGGGTGGGAATGAATCCAAGGCGGCGCAGTCCAGCCCAGGCGGTCCAGCCGTGGGGCGTGGACCGGACCAGAGCGCAGGCTCGGCGGTAGGATTGATACTCCAGCCAAAGCGGATTCATGACCAGATAACCTCCCGCTCGCGGCGCTCGTTTTCGTCGTCCAGGGCGCAAACCAGCCCGTCAAAGTCCTCCGAGGGCCCGAGGATTGCAGCCAGGGTGCAGACGGTCTCCAGGTCCAGGCCGAATTCATCGGCGAGGCTCTCCAGGTAGTCGCGGCGGCTCTTGTAGCCGTTCTCGGTGTAGATGCTCATGCGTTCCCTCCCGTGGCCTTGGCGATAGCAGCGCGCGCGGCCTTGATCTGCTCGCGGTCATAGTCGGATGCGTGCGCGGTCCAGATTGAAAGCCGCTCAAGGTTCTGAAGGGCCTTCAGTAGGTCCGGCGCGGCAGCGATCAGGCGAGCATTTGACTCGCGGCCTTTGCTCCCTCCGTCTGGCCCGTCTGGATACATGGTCACGGCTACGCTCGCGCCCCAGTGTTCAGCCATGACATGATGGGAACCATCGGGCAGTGTGTGGACCAGCCAGGGTCCTGGGGTGTGGTTGTTCATGCTTGCTCCTTGGCGAGGGTGTCGGCGCGGTCGAATAGGTCCGCGAAGGCCGCGGTCAGGGTCGCGCGGTTGGTTGGGTCGGCGCGGAAATATGCGTCTGCGATTGCAGCGGCGAAGCCGCCCAGGTATCCCGTCGCCATCAGAGTGGCGGCTGCGTGGTAGTCCATTTAAACCTCCAGGGGTAAGGGTTCAGCAAGTTCGATCTGATAGCCCAGAGCGCGGATGACCTGGAGCGCCTGGGGGGTGAGGGTTTTCGTTCCGGCGAGTTGCGCGAGGCGGTGCGCGGTTTCACAGACGGGTTTGTAAACAACGGCGCCGTATTGGGTGGTTCGGTCGATGATGATTTTCATGGGGTCTCCTTTAGACGGGGTCGTAAAGTCCGGCGTCATACGCGCCCAGAACTGCGCGCCCAATGTCGTTTTCAGCCGATGTAATGGAAGCGGTATACACGCGCCCACTAATGTGGCGGGATGAGTCAACAAAAACGGCAATAAAGTCGACAATGCCGAAGTCGTTGGGCTGCATTTGCTCGATGGTGATTTTTAAGACCTGCTCGGTGTCGTATGTGCGGCCTGTGTTGTAGGTGATCATGTCTGCTTCTCCTGTGGGTTGTGGGGTGCTGCGGTTGCCGATTGTCCAGGTATATACTTGACTGTCAATCCCCTAGTTCCCCATGAATGGCCTCCGTGTGAATTTTCCCTTACTTTTCAACGAGATAGAATTTTCATGGGATAGGCTGCGCCCAGGTGCGCGGTGGGTGGTTCGGTAGGTTCTTGCTATCAGTTGGGCCGTTTTGATATATTCCCGAAGTGTTCCCTATTTGTTCCCATGCAGCCATGACAGACAAACCGACTCCGAGACCCCTGAAGATGACCAGGGCCCAAATACGCGAAGCGATGCAGGCCGTGCCGGTCGATCGCATACTGTTAGGCGCAAACACAAGCAAAGAAGCGAAGTTGACACCCAAACAAAAGAAGTTCGCCCAGAACCTAGCCGAGGGAATGAGCAAAGCGGAGGCATACAGACAGAGCCGACAGACGAAGGCCAAGCCGGAGACTGCAAGCCGACGGGGCCAGGAGTTGGCGAAGATGAGCGCGGTGCAGGCGCAGGTGGAGGCTTTCAAGAGGGCGGCTGAGTTGAGGGAATATGCAAGCGCCGCACGCTTGAGGGAACTGGTCATTGCTGAACTGACCAAACACGCCCTGGATGACGCATTTCCCCCTGCCCAGAGGGTGAAGGCGTTGGAACTCCTTGGCAAAGTCACCGAGGTTGCCGCCTTCACAGAGCGGCGTGAGGTGGTCCAGGTCCAGGACGCCGGAACCATACGCGAGCGGCTCATGCAATCCCTACGGCTGGCCGTGCAGACGAGCGCCGTGGATGTTGAGGACACGAGCGCGGATGACCTCCTGGCCGAGATTACAGGCGCCAGGCTCGACCAGGCAGACGCCGACATCCTGGACGCCGAGGACCCCACCCCATCGCCGGAGCCGGACCCCGAGACCCCACCCACCCCCCACCCCCCAAACGCTCAGGACAGTACCCCTCCCTATACGCATAGTATTCCCCACCTCCAAACACCCCAAAATAGCGAACCCCCCCTACCTGTTTTGGGTCCCCCTGCAGACGGGGAGGGGGTACCTGTGGATAACTTTTCGGACGAAAAAAGTGGCTCCTTATAAATCAACAACTTACGTCACATCTGCAGCTGCAGATGTGTGGTATGTCATTGATAAATAACGAAATGACTAATTCTCAGCGTGAAATCTTTCAGGTGATAGATGAGTGGTGGAAGAACCATGGGTATGGTCCTTCTATAGATGAGATCATGTTGATTACTGGGGAGAAGGGGCGTGGGAATGTATCGAGGAAGATACAGGCGTTGGTGGATTTAGGGGTATTGATTAAGGTTGGGAGGAGGGCTCGTTCTGTGAGGCCTAGGGGGATGAGGGTGTACAAGCTGTGAAGATTTTGGATCTTATAGAGAAGTTGCCTGAGGGGGATCGTGCTGAGATTTTGGTTATGGCTCAGCAGTATCAGGAGGCTGTTGAGCGGGAGAAAGGCCAGAATGACTTCATGGGGTTTGTGAAGTCGATGTGGCCGGGGTTTGTCAATGGAAGACATCACAGGGTGATGGCCAAGAAGTTTGAGGAGATTGCTTCGGGGAAGTTAAAGAGGCTGATCATCAACATGCCGCCTCGGCACACGAAGTCTGAGTTTGCGAGTTATATGTTGCCGGCTTGGTTTTTGGGCCGGTATCCCGGAAAGAAGATCATTCAGTGTTCGAACACGGCGGAACTGGCGGTTGGTTTTGGCCGGAAGGTCAGGAACCTGGTGGACAGTGAGGCGTATGCCAAGATTTTCCCGAATGTGAGTCTGAGGCATGACTCTAAGGCCGCGGGACGGTGGTCTACTAATATGAATGGTGAGTACTTCGCTATCGGGGTTGGGGGTACGGTAACGGGTAAGGGTGCTGACCTGCTGATTATTGACGATCCACACTCGGAACAAGAGGCTGCTTTAGCGGCGAATGATCCTGGGATCTATGACAAGGTGTATGAGTGGTATTCATCGGGTCCGAGACAGCGACTTCAGCCTGGTGGGGCGATTGTGATTGTGATGACCCGTTGGGGAAAGAGGGATCTGACGGGCCAGGTTTTAAAGGCGGAGATGCAACGAGGTGGTGAGGCTTGGGATGTGATTGAATTCCCGGCGATTTTGCCCTCTGAAAGTCCATTATGGCCAGAATTTTGGTCTTATGACGAGTTAGCGGCTCTAAAAGAGGAGCTTCCGAACCAAAAGTGGCAGGCTCAGTACCAACAGAATCCGATTTCTGAAGAGTCTGCGATTGTAAAGAGGGAGTGGTGGCAGATTTGGGAGGATGATGATCCTCCGTATTGTGACTTTACGCTCATGGCTTGGGATACGGCGTTTGAAAAGAGTAACCGGGCGGACTATTCAGCGTGTACTTTGTGGGGAGTCTTTGATAAGCCTGATGAGAATGGGGTGACCCAGCAGAATATTATTCTGTTGAATTCGTTTAGGGCCCGGCTTGAGTTTCCTGAGTTGAAAAGACGGGTGATGGAGGAGTATCGGGAGTGGTCACCGGACTCGATGGTGATTGAGAAGAAGGCATCGGGAGCGCCGTTGATTTATGAGTTGAGGGCGATGGGGATTCCGGTGCAGGAATTTACGCCGGTGAGGGGAAATGACAAGATTACCCGGCTTAATGCGGTGTCAGATCTGTTTGCCTCTGGTAGAGTGTGGGCACCAGCGACTCGGTGGGCAGAAGAAGTGATTGATGAGGTTGCGAGCTTTCCGTCTGGAGAGCATGATGACTATGTGGATACGGTCTCATTGGCTTTGGTGAGGTTCCGTAAAGGGGGTTTTGTGAAGACCGCCCTTGACGAAGATGATGAGCCCAGATATTTCCGGCGCAAAAAAGCTTACTACTAAGGATTAGACATGGCTATTGAAAAGGCTTTGTACCAGGCTCCCGAGGGAATCACTGACGAGATGATGACCCCCGATATTGAAATTGAGATCGAGGACCCAGAATCAGTAACCATTGGCATGGGCGGATTGGAGATTGTTATCGACCCAGATGCCAAGGAAGACGAAGAGTTTAATGAAAACCTGGCCGAGAAGATTGATGAAGATGAGTTGGTCGGTCTGGCCACTGACTTGATCGGTGACTATGACGACGACATCTCTTCCCGTAAGGACTGGGTACAGACTTATGTAGATGGCCTAGAGCTTTTGGGTCTGAAGATCGAAGAGAGAACTGAGCCCTGGCCGGGAGCTTGTGGTGTGTACCACCCTCTTTTGACTGAAGCGCTTGTTAAGTTTCAGTCCGAGACAATTATTGAGACATTCCCAGCTCAGGGACCTGTGCGTGTAAAGATCCTTGGCGAAGAGACTGTAGAGAAGATCGACGCAGCTCAGCGGGTTAAGGCTGATATGAACTTCCAGTTGACGGAGGTCATGACTGAGTACCGGCCAGAACATGAGCGGATGCTCTGGGGCCTGGGACTTTCGGGTAATGCGTTTAAGAAGGTGTACTTTGATCCATCTCTGGATCGGCAAGTTTCACTATTTGTCCCAGCAGAAGACATCGTTGTGCCTTACGGGGCCGCTGATCTTGAGTCCTCTCCCCGAGTGACTCATGTGATGCGCAAGACTCCGAACGAGATGCGCAAGCTTCAGGTTGCTGGGTTTTATCGAGACGTCGAGCTGGGTGATCCAGTAGATACATTTGACGAGATTGAAAAGAAAATTGCCGAGAAGATGGGGTTCAAAGCCTCAGTTGATGATCGGTTCAAGCTTCTTGAGATGCACGTAGACCTAGATCTTCCGGGTTATGAAGACAAAGATAAAAAAGGTAAGCCTACAGGAATCGCGCTTCCTTATGTTGTAACTATCGAAAAAAGCACTCAAACGATTTTAGCTATTCGCCGGAACTGGCACCCAGATGATCCACTTAAGCAGAAACGACAGCATTTTGTACACTACGGGTACGTTCCCGGATTTGGCTTCTATTGCTTCGGCCTTATTCATCTTATTGGCGCTTTTGCTAAGTCCGGCACTTCTATTCTGCGGCAGCTTGTCGATGCAGGCGTGCTTTCAAACCTCCCCGGAGGATTTAAGACTAAAGGGCTTCGCGTTAAGGGCGACGACACTCCAATTGCCCCGGCTGAATTCCGAGACGTAGACGTCACCTCAGGGACTATCAAAGACAACATCATGACGCTCCCATACAAGGAGCCGTCTCAGGTTTTGTATACCCTGATGAATACGATTGTGGAAGAAGGCCGTCGCTTTGCTTCCGCAGCGGACATGAAGATCTCCGACATGTCTGGACAGACCCCTGTTGGAACAACCTTGGCGATTCTTGAGCGCACACTCAAGGTGATGTCTGCGGTCCAGGCTCGGGTCCACCACGCGATGAAGCAAGAGTTCCGACTCTTGAAGAACATCATCCGTGATTACACGCCAGAAGAGTATGAGTACGAACCAGAAAACGCTGAGCCAAAAGCCAAGCGTTCGGACTATGACTATGTTGAAGTTATTCCCGTATCGGACCCCAACGCCGCAACGATGGCTCAGAAGGTCGTCCAATATCAGGCGGTTCTCCAGTTGGCGCAGACGGCACCCCAGCTCTACGACATGCCGCTTCTCCATCGACAGATGCTGGAAGTCCTTGGAATTAAGGATGCAGCAAAGCTAGTCCCGATTGAAGGCGACATGAAGCCCAGAGATCCTGTGTCTGAGAATATGGATGCAATCAACATGAAGCCGTTGAAAGCGTTTATCTATCAGGACCACGCTGCACATATCACGACGCACATGGCGTTTATGCAAGATCCAATCACGGCTCAGATGATTGGGCAGAATCCCCAGGCCCAACAGATGATGTCGGCTCTTATGGCGCATATCGCAGAGCACTACGCATTTCAGTACCGCAAGAACATCGAAGAGAAGTTGGGCATTCCTTATCCTGCACCTAATGAAGAAATGCCTGAAGAACTTGAGGTTGAGGTGTCTCGTCTGGCCGCAGCTGCTTCACAGAAACTTCTCCAGGCTAATCAGGCGATGGTTGCCCAGGCAAAAGCTCAACAAGCTGCGCAAGATCCGATTGTCCAGATGCAACAACAAGAGTTGCAGCTCAAAGCCGCTGAACTTCAGCGCAAGGCTCAGAAAGATCAGATTGATGCACAGCTCAAGGCTCAGCAGATCCAGACCGAGCAGATGCGTATTCAGACTCAGGCTGAGATTGACGGGGCACGTCTGGGGGCGCAGATCGCCCGTGAGCAGACGGAGCAGCAGTTTAGAGAAGGCGTGGAGGCAGTCAAGCAAGAAGTTGATGGCTTCCGCATGGGTATCGACCTTGCCCGTGAAATGGGTCGCACAGAAGGGGGTAATCAGTGAGAGACGTTCTCCTACACATCTCAAAAAGATTGAAAGAGGAGCAGGAAGTCATCAAAGAGGATTTGGTCGCTGGTAAGGCCAAAGACCACGCGGCGTATCAACACGCCTGTGGGGTAGTACGTGGGTTATTAATCGCAAATAACATGCTTGCCGAAATGGCAGAAAGGCTTGATCACGATGAGTGAAATCCTAATCGGTTCTACAAGCGATCCGAACGAGGCAACAGTACTTCCAGAAACTGCAGAAGAAAAGGCA